TCAACGAACTCCGGCTCAAGCTCTGGCATTTTGTTCTGGATGACAACCCTGGTCTGACAGCCGAATACAAGGCCGATCTAGTACGGGAGAATCCGCCTGGGACGGTCTATTATCTCAGGTTCATCCTCGGGCTCTGGGTGGCCGCTGAGGGCAAGATCTACAGCTTCTTTGCGCCCGATGCGAAGGACGAAAAAGGCATCCCGATCATAGTCGATACCTTACCTGACCGATTTGACAAGTGGCGCGTGTCGGTCGATTACGGCACAGTCAATGCGTGTGTCTTCGGGCTCTATGGGCTGGCGGGGAAGATTTGGTACAAAGTCAAAGAGCTATACTGGGACTCCGAGAAAGAGCACCGCCAAAAGACGAATGCTGAATACTCCCGAGACATGAAAGGCTTTCTCATGTGGAATGGTTCGCCAATCAGACCCGCATCAATCGATGTCGACCCCTCTGCCACCGGATTCATAACCCAACTGAGGCAGGATTTTCCCGGAATTGTGATCTATAAGGCCATCAATGCGGTTCTGGATGGTATCCAGAATGAAGCGGTTGCCCTCATTTCCGGGGTTCTAAAGATCTTCCGAGGCTGTGTCAAGACTATCCAAGAGCATTCAGCTTACGTGTGGGATGAGACTGCCAGGAAACGAGGCGATGAGAAGCCGATGAAACAAAGAGATCATACTTGTGATGAGACCCGGTATATGTGCGCTCGGCTGTTCATGGGGCAATCTCGAGCGAGTACCAAGCCAGCAGGACTGTGAGCTATGAAGTGCGTTCTCTGCGGTCATCCCTTCGGCCCCGATGACGTGGGCTATGTCAAGGGCTCCATTTCAGGCGAGGTCCTGGAGCTGCTGCCCTCCGGCCCAAAGCAGACCGGCCAAATCCTGCACCATGAAAACATCCTGATGTGCGTCTCTCACTTCCAAGACATCCCTAGGAACATCGCCGAGAATCTCCAGGCCAACGATGCAAGCCGAAAATCTAAGAGCTGATTATCCTGATTACTGACTATGAGGCCATCCTACAAATTAAGCAGCCCTGGCCGCCCGAGGATGCCGATACTCAGGCCCGGCTCCAGCTCTATGAGCGGAATGCGAAGCTATTCAGGGGCCAGCATAATCAAGTTTGGCAGGATGAAATCCGCAAGCTCCGGGCCGATAGGAGTGGAGATCTCCGGATTGTCATCAATTTCCACCGGCTCCTTTCTCGGCTCTGGAGTGACTTGGTGGCTGGAGAAATCCCCGAAGTAGCGGCAGATCAGGATGACCAATTGGCCGCCCTCAAGCGGATCATCGAGGATAATCTACTATGGGAAGGTATCCAGGATGGGGTGGTCGACTATAGCAAGTGCGGCAGCAACATCCTTAAGATCCGGTACGATGGCCGGGGGATCATTGAGAACATCCCACCCAAATACTGGTATCCTGTCGTCTCCATCAGCAACATCAAGCAGATCAAGGCCCACATTATAGCATACTCCTTTTCCGATCCTGCCGAAAAGCGAAAGGAGATCAGCTTCCTCAAAGTAGAGGTCCATAGGCCGCCTGCCGATGGCGAGGACAGCTATGTCATCGAGCACCGGATTTACCGTCTCAAATCCGGTAAGATTGACTCTGAGGCGCTACCTCTGGACAGCTTCCCGGAGTTCGCCGGGCTGAAGCCCATCGAGCCCACCGGCTTGGATGACTATGATATTATCGATATCCAGAACAAGCCCGAGACAGATCAGCTCATAGGCACTGACGATTACAGCGACATTAACAGCATCCTCCATGAGATCCTCATGAGGTATGCTCAGATATTCCGAATAGAGGATAAGTTTGCCGATCCGAGCATGTACGGCCCGCCGATAGAAGAGCAGGACCCCAGAGACGGCGAGTATAGGGTGGTTGGAGGATCTCGATATATCGCTGTGGTCGAAGGCCAGGTCCCTCCCGGGATCATAGATGGCCGGGGCCCGCCGGTCACCAGCTACACATCCATCGAGCACCTCATGCAGAGGCTCTATGAAGTCTCCGAGACCTGCAAGGTAGCCTTCGATGCATCACAGGCAGGCACAGCTCTTTCTGGAACCGCCTTGAAGCTCATGATGAGCAGGCCACTCAGCAAGGCGGGCGGGATTAAGCTCCGGTACGATGCCAGGCTGAAGAAGGCCATCCGGCTTTGCTCCCAGATGGAAGTCTATCATGAGATGCCTGGAGCAATCGAAATTACAGATTTCCAGATCAAATGGAAAGATGGTCTCCAGCAGGATGATATGCTGGATGCCCAACGGCAGGCTACACTCATTGCCGCCCAGGCCATGAGCCCGCAGGACGCTATGAGGGAGCGGGGTATGTCCGAGGAGCAGATTAAGCAGGCCATGGAAGATATCCGGGGGCCTGCAATCCAGGAGCCCGGCACGGCCCCTAAGCTGACACTGCCCGCATTAGGGGATATCAATGGCCAGCAAGCAGCTCAGTGAGGCCCAAGCTCGCCGCCTCATCCAGCTCTACACCGATGCAGAGCGGGAGATCCTGACAGAGTACAATAAGGCGCTGTTGAAGGGCAACGATCTTAAGAACCTCACAGCGCTCAAGAACAATGTCGCGGCAATCCGAAAGGATCTACTGGCAGGCGGGCGGACGTGGTGTGAAGAGGCGGTATCCTCGGCATACCAGGCCGCCGTGGCCGAAGTTGATCGGGGTTTTGCAGAGATCGCTTTCGGGGCGATCCATCAACAGGCTATGCAGGTCTTGGCAGAAAATGCCTACCAGCGCCTTGTGGATGTCGATTCTGTCATAGGCCGGCGAGTAGACGATGTCTACCGGAACCTCGCCCTGGAAGCAGTCCGGGGTGATGTGGCCGGATATCAGACCTGGAAACAGACCGCCAAGCGATACCGTGAAGCTCTGGCAGAGAACGGCATCACTGGATTCAAGGACGCGGGCGGGCGCGAGTGGAATTTGAAGAGCTACACCGAAATGGTAGCCCGGACCACTACCCGCGAGTGTAAGATCAATGGGACTGCGAACCGCCTCCTGGAGCATGGCCAGGATCTAGCCGAGATCACAGGCGGCACAGCCAAGAACACCTGCGATATCTGCCGGGCTTGGGTGGGCCGGATAGTGAGCCTCACTGGCAAGACGCCGGGCTATCCTACGCTCGATGAAGCCAGAGCGGCGGGGCTCTTCCATCCGAGATGCACTCATAATATCGCCACAGCAGCACGATTCTAAGATACTTATCACAGTCTACGCCAGACTTGAAATGGCGGGAGTTAATTCTTATGGCAGGAGAAACTGAACCAGCGCCAGCGCCCGGCGGTGAACAACAGGGCGGAGATAGCACACCTGGGACCCAGGGGAAATATTACACTGACGAACAACTTCAAAAGATAGTCAGCGGCAGACTGAGAGAAGACCGGGAAGCGTTAGAAAAACAGCTAGGGCTTTCTGATCTTGGACTCAAAATCAAGGATGTGAAGGAGATCTTGGCAGCTAAAAAGGCTGCCGATGAAGCCAGCAAGACCGAGCTTGAGAGGATCACCGGAGAACGCGACCAGCACAAGACAGCGGCAGACGCCGCCAGGCTGGAAGCCGCTAAGCTCCGGGCATTGATGCGGGCCGGGGCTCATCCGGATAAGATTGATGCCCTCCTTAAGCGGGTGGTAGGATCTACACCAGAAGAGATTGAGGCGGATGTCCAGGAGCTGGCAAGTCTCGGACTCCTAGCAAATATCAAACCCGAAAAGACCGGGGCAGGGAGCAACCCCCCGAACCAAACCGAGCCAGCAAAAAAGACCTGGAAAAAGTCGGAGATCCAGGCCCTCTTAAAAGATCCGACAAAGACTGACCCTGAGACCCTCAAGGACATCAACCTGGCCCAGAGGGAGGGACGGATAGATTACAATTCGTGAGGATAGTCTATGATTTCCAATTTTATTCCTGAGCTGTGGGCAGCTAACTTGCTGCTCCAGGCTCGGAAAGATCTGGTCTATGGCCAGCCTGGAGTAATCAACAGGGATTACCAGGGCATCATAGGCCAGAAGGGCGATGTCCTGCATATCACAGGACTTGGCTCCGTAACGATCAGCGACTACATCAAGGGTACCGACATGGCCGCACCTCAGCAGCTCTCGGATGCAGATACCGAGCTGAGAATCACTCAGCAGAAGAGCTTTGCGTTTGCTGTAGAGGATCTGGACATTGCCCAGGCCGCCGGAAACTTTGAGGCCGATGCCAGAGATGAGGCAGGCTATGCACTTGGAGACACAAGAGATCAGTTCATCGCATCTCTCTACACCGACGCCAGCGCTTCAAATCTCAACGGATCTGATGCAAGCGCCATTGTGCCGGATGCAGTCCAGGACGGAGGCAGCAACAATATCTTCAACGTCATAGAGGATTGTGCCACACTCTTGTCCGATTCGAAGGTCCCTAAGGCAGGCCGATTCATGATCATTCCCCCCTGGGTGTCTGCAATGATCTCAAAAGACCTGAAGCTTGCCGGGGCTGCTGCGGGCCAGATCGCAGGCGGGGCGATTCTGAATGGCTTTGTCACAAGAATTGCAGGATTCGACATCTTGGAAAGCCAGAACGTGCCTAACACTGCTGGCGCTAAGTACAAGATTCTCTTCGGCACCAATCGTGCCATAACCTTCGCAGACCAGATTGTGAAGGTCGAGGCCATCCGAGACCCGGATCAGTTCCGAGATATTGTAAGAGGTCTGGATGTGTATGGGGCTAAGGTTGTGAGGCCGGATTTCCTCGGTGTCATGACTATGAGCAAAACCTGAGGTGACTGAGATGAAGAAATTCTTCTTAATCCTTTTCCTGGCCATGTCCATCATGGGTATGGCCGGGGCAACCTACACTGCTATCTCTGCCGTATCCAGCCTGGATAGCCAAAACGATTATGCCCGCGCTCCGTCTGCCTGGAGTCCTCTCTTAGGGAATGGTTCAGTCAATTACTATGACTGGCCAGAAGGCTATGATCTAATTGTAGGGCTCAATTTCACGTCGAGCTACAACACGACCCTGGACTATTTTGATATCATGGCAGGAGACGGCGCACAAGCATTCCGGGCAAGCATCGGGAACTACTCATTTGATGCTCCTACTGCCGGAGTCTACTGGTTCGGGCCATTAGAGTCTGCCAGATTCATGAATTCTACAGGATACTTGCAGATATCGAGCGGGTACATGGTGGGCAAGTTGGCCGTCCTGAAGGTGGCATAGATGGGGGATACAGAAAAAGCCCCTGCCCGGCTCTTCCGGAATAAGGCTACCGGAGTAATCTGGGAGGTGGCCGATCCGGCCACCCTCAAGCGGGTATCTGAGGACCCTAGCAGCTATGAGGAGATCAAGCCCGAGAAGAAGCCGGAGAAATCCGGCTGAAAGGAGGATAACTTATGGCTCTATATCCTGTAGTTCCCAGAGATTACCAGGGCTGGCAGCAGCCAGTCATGGATATACTCAATGATCCGCCCGGATCTCCGACGGAGGGAGATCGGTATCTGCTCGACACCACCCCTACAGGGGCCTGGGCGGGCAATGCTGGCAAGATAGCCACATACAACGGCACAGGCTGGGACTATGCCACGCCTGCAGAAGGCTGGTATGTCTATGACATAGACAGCAACGCCCGAATGGTCTATAACGGATCGGCTTGGTCCGCTGATAGCGCCAGCGGCGAAACCAACACCGCCAGCAACCTGGGCGATGGGGCGGGGCAGGTCTATAAGCAAAAAGTCGGTGTAGATATCCAGCTCCGGACTATCAAGGCGGGAACTGGTGTCACAGTCACCAACAACTCCAACGACATAACCCTGGCCGCTGATGCCGCCAATATCGCCCATAACAGCCTATCAGGCTATGCCGCTGCCAACCACCGGGCAGTTAATTGGAATGCCATCACCAAGTGCGTAGAAATAACTATCTGAGGTTTGAATGGCCGTCTATAAAGTCCCTGCTTATGCCGATTACAACAAAGGCACATCCACAGGCACCGGCAGTGCGCAAACTATTGCCCACGGCCTGAGCGCCAAGCCCACGGTGGTAAAGATCTACCCCACCGAGGACCCGGCAGGGACAGCCATTGCCTGGAATGCCACTCCTGCCGATGCCACCAATTTCTATGTAACTGTGACATCTGGCAAAGATTACACCTGGGAAGCAATCCTGGAAGCTTAAAATCTTTTTAGGAGAATAATAGATGATCGAAAAACAAGTAACTTTTGAAGGAATCCTTCGGGAAGATGAAGAGCAGTCGAACGAAACAGCCAGACTCCAAGATTACCGAATGGCGGCTATAACAAAAGATGCTACCTATATCCTTGTCGATGCTCTGCCTTACGATTTCATTGTCACAAATGTGTTCTACCGAATCACAGAGGCGTTTGATGGCACAATCGACCTTGGGACTAAGGTTGCTCCTGGCAGAATCATAGCCGATGCTGATTTTGTCAAGACCGTGGCAAAGAGATCGGTGGCAAAATCCATCCAGTTAGATGCTGGCAAGCCAATTCAGCTAGTTCTCGGACCGGGAACAACCGGCAAGATCGAGGTCCATGTGACCGGATTTCTGTTAATACCAACTTTGCTTTAAATTTTGAAGAGGTCTTGTAGATGACGATAAACTATTGCGATTACACAAATGGCGATGACGACACCGGCGACGGCTCTGCATCAAATCCCTACAAGACCATTACCAAAGCCTCTACCGGCCTTACAGGTGATGATGAGGTCAGGATAGCCAAGTCTCCAGCCCCTACAGCTCTTTCTGGCACTCTGACATTCACGAACGGTAGCACTTCAGTAGCCACAAGCGAAGATCTCACCGGATCGCTGGCAGCTAAAGATTTTGTCAGCCTCAATTCCACCGGCGAACACACCGGAGAGACTTGGTGGGAGATCAGCAGCATAAATAGCACCACTATAACGCTTACATCTAAATATTCCGGCACAGGTGGCACAGGAACCGGGTATAAGCTCGGTGTGACCGACACCGGCGCGGCTGCTGGATCTACGACAGTCGTCCAGCAAGTTTCAGCATCTGGTTCGAGCGGGCATCTCATCAAGATCAGCGGCGGGTGGAATCTATCGGGAACTCCGACGCAAGACGGCTATACTTGGTTTTTCCAGAGTGGTGCAACCAAATATGGCTACGCGCTGCAATTGTCATCCAAGAGCTATATAGATCTCGATTTTGGCAGAGTAGGATTTCTGAGATATAGTTGTGCAACCTATCTCAGCAGCAGCAGCAACAACACGATAACCTCGGCTACATGCAACAGCAACAACTATGGCATCTATTTCAGCAGCAGCAATAACAACACGATAACCTCGGCAACATGCAACAGCAACAGCAACTACGGCATCTATCTCGGCAGCAGCAATAACAACACTATTACATCGGCCACATGCAATAGCAACACCAGCGGCATCTATCTCGGCAGCAGCAGCAACAACACGATAACCTCGGCTACATGCAACGGGAACGGCTACGGCATCAATCTCAGCAGCAGTAACAACAACACCATCACGACTCCGACATGCAACGGAAACAGCAACGGAATCTCTCTCTCCACGGCATCATCACATGTGGTCTATGGTTATGCTCACGATGAAACCATATGGAGCGGTGCCGGAAGAATCGGTAATTGGATGGGAAACAATCAGAAACTCGTTTCCATAGGCGAATCCGAATCGGGCGGTGATGCTCGCAATCGGGTCTATTTCTACGGCGGCTATACTCAGGACAATACAGCCGAAGCCGATGGTGGCTCCGGTAAGTGCCTACAATTCAATCCCAAGAATTCTGCCTACTGGATCGAGCAGGATTTCCAGGTCCCGGTGACGGCATCGACTGCCCGGACGGTCAGCATCAAGATGAAGGACGACAGTAGCTTCGACGGCAATGTCTACCTAGAGCTTTGGTATCTCGGAGTCTGCATAGTCGGCCCCACCGAAAAGACGATGACCACCAGCTATGCCGCCCAGGAAATGACCGCCACCAGCGGCATGATAACGGCTGATGGAGTTTTAACGCTGAAAGTCAAGGTCTATGGGACGGCTGGCTGTGTTTATGCCGACACTCTAACTTATTCTTGAGGATAGATGGCGACTGACGGCGGCTTGGATCTGTGGGGCAGCGACGGGCCGATTGTCTGGCATTCCGAAACTTCGGGGCTGGATCTATGGGGAAAGGATGGCATCTACAGTGATTATCAATCTGGATCGGAACCAGAGCCGCCAAGTGGCGCCGTGGTCCGGCAATTCATGAGCGGTGGCCTGAAAAGCATGGCAGGAGGTCTAGCATGAGCTATGTAATCACTTTTGATCAAAATAGTAACTGTATTATGGTCTTCCTGGGCGATAACACCAAAACAGACGGCTCGGGAAAGACCGGGTTAACCTACAATACTTCAGGCCTAATCATTGCCACCAGGGCAGATAATGAAGCATCTGCCACAGTCTATAAGCAGGCGGATGGCAATATTGAGGACATCAGCACCCTGGGCACCTTCGCCGCTCCGACATCCGGGAAATGCCGGTTCAAAGAGGTAGATGCCACCAATATGCCAGGCATCTATGAGATCCAGCTGCCTGATGCCCGCTTGTCAGTAGCCAGCGCTCGGGATATGGTTATCATGGTAAGCGGTGGCGGGGTGGTGCCTACACCCATGCACATACCCCTATTTTCCACTGACCTATACACTAACATCAATGGCATAGTAACGGCAATCAAGGCCAAGACCGACCCTTGGCCGTCTATCGTCTATCCCTGAAGGTGAATCATGGTCAAGCGCTATGTTCTCATAGATACTGACGACGCAAACCCGTCAGATATTGATTTTGAGCTGGGGCCGGTCTATGAGACTGATGTTGCCCCGCCCGAGGAGAGCTACGTAGCGACTGCCACGGCACTGGAATATTTTGCGGATGATCCTCGGGCCACGGCCTTTATCGCCCTTTCAAGCACGGTCCTCGCATGGTATCTGGCGAGGGCAACCAAGATCATAGATGCACTACCACTACGGGGCACAAAGTACCTCATAGACGGGTCTCAGATTCTCCAGTTTCCCAGGCAGTACCGGGAAGGCTATGACATGGATGAGCTGACTGGCGTGGCCGAAGTCCCTCAGCAAGTCAAAGATGCCTGCTGTGAGGAGGCCCTGGCCCTCTACCTGGAGCAGGCCGGGGGCAGCTCAAGCCGGGCAGCGCTGCAAGAGGCTGGAGTGCAGAGCTACACCATACCCGGCATTCTCCAGGAGACTTTTGCCCCTGGTGCTGTCAGTGCGAACCGGAACGGCGGCATGAGGAGCCCAGCAGCTTACCGGCTTCTCTCTCGATTCATCGCCCGGAGCGTGCCGATTATATGAGCCTTCTGGATTCGTATCTGGCCATGCTGGGGACTGATCGCGTCTCTCGGTGTGGATGATATCAGGGAGGCGATTTGAAAATGCCCGATATCAAGGCCGGGAAGCTTGAGGACTCCGGGTCCACTTTTGAGGAGAGATAATATGACTGAAAAAATTTATCCTGTTAAGGTCTGGTGGCTGATCATAGTGCTCCTGCCGCTGGTGTCGGTCGGGTCTGGCATCTTGTCCGAGTCTTTCTCAGGCTCCGGCTATATGGAAGCCTGGCATGACTCTGAAAAAGTCACCGACCGGACGACAGCACTGGGTAGCTATGATTACGGCTCTGAAATGTACGCAGGGGGCCTGTCATCCGGCCTGAACATCTCCAACGGATCTGCATCCTATTCATTCAGATCAGGCGACTATTCGCTGAGATTGAAGAAGTTCTCCGGCCAGGTGGTCGCAGAGGCAGACCACAACGGCACGATAGTTGATGCCGCTGGCGAAGGCGAAATGGTAGCCACTGCTTATCCCACAAGGCCATTTGCAAGCAGCGTCCGGCCATTCCCGATAGGCGGTCTGGAAGCGAAGGGCGAATTCTCCCTTCACGCGGCCACGGAATTTGAGAATATACCCTTGGAAATGTGGAACGGCACCGAGTGGGCCAATACGCCGGTGCCCCCCGCGACTCCAATCATTCCAGGAAATACCACCCCCATCAATGGAACCACCAACGGGACCACGAATGAGACTGTTGTTGTGGACCCCGACGATCCGGGATGGATTGACGGCAACGACTGGGAAGAGCCAATAATCTGGATTTAGGAGGTGATAAAATGGTGTTTCAATTCAAGAAAGGCCCTAAGAAAGAGGAATCCTGTTGTGTTCCGGGCGAGGGGCTCACGGATGAGGAATTTGCCTCGTTTTGCAAGACACCCGAGGAAATCAAGCGTATCCCCAATGGCAGGCTTGAATATCCGGATGAGACCGTCCTATACATCGACGGCGCTGGTCAGCAGTGGACAGAGAAACAATGGGAGAAGCGCTTCGGCTACAACCCAGTGCCGGTCTGGGACCGTATGTGTAAGCAGAAGATAGCGGTCTTGGGCTGGAACAGCGAGAAAGATCAGGCAGTCGGGAGCCTGGGAAAGTTCCCGACGCAAGGAGATTCCAGATGAAAGCAATTTTACTTACAATGATCGCCTTCGTAGCGATCATAGGAACAGTATCGGCAGACTACGTACAATACACCAACCCAGTAGCCAAAGATCTCAGCAACCTCAACATGTCTGAGATCCAGGCCATATTCTCTGGCGATGGAACTGGCTGGATTG